GCTGCGGCCCAGGCTGCGTCCCCGGCTGCGGCCCAGGCTGCGTCCCCGGCTGCGTCCCCGGCTGCGGCCCAGGCTGCGTCCCCGGCTGCGGCCCAGGCTGCGTCCCCGGCTGCGTCCCCGGCTGCGGCCCCGGCTGCGGCCCCGGCTGCGGCCCCGGCTGCTCTGGCTCTCACACCAGCGGCCGCTGCACCAGCCATGTCCGCAATCGCATCTAACTTGCGCAGAGTCTTCGCGTGCTCATGCAGCGCAGGGACCAAGTCCAGCCACTTCGGTGTAAAGACGCGGATCAACCAATCCAGCGCCATGTAGCTTCGGCGCTCTTCGACTTCCTTGGTTGACCGCGTGCCGACGATCAGCGGAATCAGCGGCTTGAGCAGGCGCGTGCGGTCGTCGTCGCTGAGTGAGTCATTCCAAGACACGCAGAACGCCGTGATGACCGGGCACGCGCACTGCGGTGCATCGCTCCACGGCTCGCCAGCGACGTAGCTGACAGCCTCCATCACGCACATTCCGTGCTCAAAATCTTCGTGCGATCCGCTAGACAGTGCCAGTGCTTCGATTTGCTTCAGACGTTCTGCGTATTGTTCGGTTGTCATTTCTTTCCTTCCAGGGCGGCACGGGCCGTTCTCGCAGACTCGGGCTCGTCAAACCCGCTGTTCACTTCGTCGCCTTCACTCCACGACGCAATTACGTCCAACGCCTCCCGCAACCGATCCCGCTCCTCCACCAGGGATTCGATGGCGGTGCGGAGGGCGGTGTTGGCAGCGTCCATTCGTTCTCCGGCAGGCAGACCGCCACCGTTCCACATGTATGCGGCCCACTCCGTGCGGTACTGCACCGCCAGCTTCATGATGTCGTCGGTGGTCATGCGGCCCTCGCGCTCATCACCGTCGTGTCGAACACGCGCACTCCGGGCAACTTGCAAGCCATCCCAACCCCGCGCACGTAGGCGCGCAGCTTCACGCTGTCAGCGGTCAGCAGGTTGATCAGTTCCGGGTGCTCGGCGATGTGCAGCACCAAGGCGTGCAGGCTGACGATTTCGAAGTCAACCTTCTTGCTGGTGCTGATGCCGGCCGTCTTCACCGGAGCCAGCGCAATCGGCGCGGTCATCACCAGCGCGGCAGTTGTCGCGGCCTGCACCTCGGCGTGCTTGCGCTGCTCTTCGGCGCGGGCCAATTCGGCGGCAGCGGCATTGCCTGCGGCCTCGGCATCGGCGACAGCTTTCGCAGCCGCGTCGGCCTCTTTCTGCCGCTCCATGGCCTCGGCTTCGAGCCGGCGACGCTCAGCGGTTGCAGCTTCTTCCGCCTTGCGCTGAATCTCGGCGCGGATGCGGTCCTGCTCTTGATCCCAGGCGAGCATCTTCCGTTTCAGCAGCGTCTCGGCCTGGCCGAGCATCTCGCCCGGCCCCTTGAACATCGCGTTGATGGCCTTCAGCGCGGCGTTGATCGGGCCGGTGATGCCGGTGCGCTGATCCTCGATCGCGTTCGACTTCGTCTTGATCGAGCGCAGCTCGTCGGCCGCCAGCGCGTAGTCCTCGGCGCTGGCGATCTCGAATGCCTCGATGAACTGCAGCGCGCGGCTCGCGCGGGACGCCAGCGCAATGCTGTCGGGCAGGGTCAGCGCCGCAACGGGCGCCAGGATGCTTTCAGTGCTCACAATGTGTTCCCCTCGTGGAATTGCCGCTTGGCGGCGATGTATGCGGAATGCGCTTGTTCAGGGGTTTTGAAGGTTCCCAAATGCAAGAGCACGCCTTGCTTGGTGATCCCTGCTGACCAGCCGTTGTGGTTCTTCTTGACGCCAAGCAACCCACTCAAACTTCGGCGGTGCGAAGACCGGCGGTTTTGCAGATTCACTGCCCGCACAACGTCACGCAAGTTGGAAATCCGGTTGTCAGCTCGCACGCCATTGATGTGGTCAATGTCGTGCTCTGGCCAGCGGCGATGCACGACAAGCCATGCAAGCCTGTGCGCAAAGTACCGCCCTCCATCAACACAGATAACGATGTACCCAAATTTAGTAAGTGATCCCGCGACCTGACCAGCTTTGGCATGACCACGACGGCTTACTTTCCAAGTAAATAAGCCAGTCTCTCGGTTGTACGAAAGCAGTTCGTCAATGCGTTCAGGCAACACGATGGCGCTCCTTGAATCGGTAGATAGCCAACGCGGCCATGAAGACAGCAAAGTCGTCGGCCCCGGTCAGCGGGTCGAAGTGGTAGGTGCCGTCCGGGTGCAGACGCACCACTGCGCGGTGCTGCACCGTTGAATCGCCGAGCGCTCGCTGATAAGCGGCCGTCTGCGGACCGGCGCTGGCCGGAACCTGCAGCGCCGTCTTCTTGTCGGCCAGCCACTTCTTGCCGTCGATCAGCAGCACGTTGTCAAGCGTCCCGGCGAAGCCGAGCAGCTGTTCATGCACGCGCTGCTCAGACATCAGCACCACGGCGCCTGTCTCCCGCTTGAAGCGCTTCCATGCTTCTAGGTACGGCTCGACATCGGCCTCGATCGTTTCCTCGTCGAGATCGTCTTCGTCGAGGAAGTGGCAGGCCTCGTGAACTCGGGTGCCCAGATCGGCCTTCGCAGCCAGCACGTCAGGGTCGATATGGCTGAAGTCGACCAGCGGCTTCAGGATGGTTGTGACACCCGGCACCTTGACGCCGCGGCACCAGTAGGTGTGCGACTCGGCATCGAAGGTCAGGATCGATTCGGCGGCGCCCATGGTCAGGCCATCGCCAGCAGTTCAGCCTTCACCTCGTCGAACTGATCGACGCTCAACCCTTCGAGCGCGCCGACCTCGAATCGGGCGCAGATCGAGGACTCATCCAGCCCGGCTTGCTTCAGCTTGTTACGCAGGTAGGCAAGCTGTCCGGGGCCAATGACCGGCCCCATCGACGCGGCGGTGGGCTGCGGCATCTGCTGCTTCACCGGCTCGACCACATCGGCCGGCTGGGTTTCTTGATCGGGTTTTGATTCCACCGACAGGGCCGGAGCGGGCGCTGCGCTCTTGCGCTGCGGGCCGCGCGGCTTCTCGACCTCATCGACCGACCCCATGTCCTTCGGCGGAGAGTCGGCTAGTTCGTCCTGCGTGTAGACGCCGAGGATCGCGCCAGGGCAATACAGCCGCGCCCAGTTCTTCACTTGCAGGTAGCCCATCTGCTGCTTCGGGTTGACCTTCCAGAGCGGGCTGTTCTTCGTCGTCACATCGCCGCAGCGCAGCCATTCGCCCCAGGTCACCTCGTGCTCGCCGCGCAGCACCGCGCCGACCCGGCATTGGAGGTTCTGTCCTTCGCCGTCGAACTCGTAGTGGAACGACCCGGTGATGGCGTTGCTCGATTGCACAACCGCGTTCACCAGTTGCGCCTCGTAGCCCAGCCGGCCGGAGACAACGTGCGTCTTCTGCGCGACAACAAAGGGGTCCATGCCCCAGCGGATCGCCTGCATTGCGATGGCCATGCAATCGGATGGCTTGCCGCGCAGGTGGTCGGGTACGGTGACGGCGCTGCTGGCCATCATCTTTGCGAAGTCCATCAGCGCGTGCATGCGCGGGGCATCGAACAGCATCAGCGCTGCGCTCTGCGATGGGGATTGCTGTTCGTCGAACGTGGTCAGTTGGTTCATGTGCTCTCTCGTGGTGGGATCAACTAAAGTGGGTCAAGACCGCGCAAATCGCATCCGTTGCAGCGATGGCGGCGACGTACATCCGCCACCACCCTGCCGGGTACTCTTCCGGCACCTCGATCTCGCTCGCGCAAGTCGACATATCCGGCGGCGGCGATCCGCAGAACAGCACGCGCTCGCCGCGCCGGGCGTATTCGTCGGTGATGCTGGCGAAGAAGTAGGGGCTGTTCATGCGGCGCTCCCGGTGGCCCTGAAGATCGCATCGCGCGCCATCTCTTCGGCCTTGTCGGTGCGCGCATACATCAGCTCTTGCAGGGCCTCAAGCAGATCAGGCGCGGCAGCAATCAGGCGGGCATTTGCGTCGCGCTCCACGCGAGTGATGCCGTCAATGTGTTCGGCATCCGTGACCTGGCAGACAGCGCCGCGATACTTGAAATCATCTGCCGCCCGCGTCGGCAGGACATCCCACCCACAGTCACGCTCATTGGAGCCGATCCGCTTTTCCAAGACCCACGGCCCCGGCGTGTGCGCGCTCATGCTCTGCGCTCCATCGCCTCGACCCGGCGCCAGTCCTGCGCGTCATCCCGAGCCCGCACCGCGCGTTCGTCGCTGGTCAGCGCGTAGGTGCCCTCAAGCTGCGACACGGCGGCGTCGATACTCTCGACCGTGCTCCACATCATTTCGTCCCACACGCCGGAGTCCGCCATCTGCTGTGCGATCCGCTGGGCAGCGGAGAGAAGCTGGGTCAGCTTTTCGTGCGGGGTGACGGCCCCTTGCATCGGCGTGCTCATGCCGCCATCCAGAGCAGGACTGCCAGCATCCAGAACGCGGCCACCATGGCGACGACGGCGCGAATCCACGGGCGGTCAAGGTCCACAAACGGGCGGCGGCTGTAGGGGCCGTCGATGTCGAAGTTGTTCATGCTTTCACCCCCGATTGATGCGCCACGAGATAGGAGGCAAGGTTCCGCCCGGCGATCACAGCGGCGTCGTATGCGCTGCGGCTCAGTCGGCCTTCACAGAAAAGGCGCATGCATGCGCGCATGTCGTCGCGGCCTGCTGCGGCCTTGATCGCTTCGAGTCGTTGGGTGCGTGTCATCGCGTCTCCATCGGGGTGTTGATGGGGTACAGTATCTAACCGAAAGTTAGATAGTGTCAAGCACTGAAAGTTAGAAATGTTCAGTGTCGCGCAAACGCAAAAAAGCCCGCACGCGGCGGGCAGGAAGGATCAGATGGAGATGCAGCTACCGAAGGGGCAGCGTGTCGATCAAGCGGCGGATCGCCGCAGCGACGGCGTGCGGGTCTTTGTAGAGGACTTGGCCAAGCCTGTCTTGGTAGGCCTGCTCGTTGTGGGCGGTTGCGCATGCGGCCAGGCACGTGCGGAACCGGCGCTTCTGCCACGGCCAGAGGTACGTTTGAACGAAGTCTTGGTCCTCAATCGAGATCAGGCCCTTGTACGGGTTGGGGCCGGCAGCGGCGCGCATCAACTCAGCGCGAACGGGCCTGACGAAATCGTTGTGGTCCTTCCGGCGGTCCCGGCCGAGCGCGGCGCGATGTCCAACAAGCAGGCCGGCCAAGAAGCTGAGCGAAGCCCAGGCGCGAGGGTCGATGTCGTCGACCAGAAAGCGCCAGATGCTTGGAGCGACTTCGAGCATGTGCTGTTCTACTTTCTTGTCCCGTTCATCATCGGGTTTCTGATGACCTATGGTCCTCCGCCGAGGGAGCGGCCGAACCGGTGAGGCGGCCGGCGCGGCGGGCTATGGCCTCACGCCGTACTTCGCCTGGAAGTCGCTTTCCATCTTCTCGCACCAGCCCGCCACGGTGCGGGCAATGGCTGGCTCAAGCGACTTCTTGCCTTGATCCTGCCAGCACAGATCGATCGCCATGCGCTTGTTCGACTCCTCGGACGGCGGTCCCGACAGCGATCCGATCAGTAGCAGCAGCAGGAAGGCGCCGACTGGCACGCCGATGATCCAGGCAAGGATTTTCATGTGGTCAGTTCGGCGGTAGGCGCTTCTTTGCCATGTCGGTCTTGAAGGCGTCAATCATTTTCATGTACCGGCTGAGGCGCTCGCCTGCAATCAAGCCGTCAGCCTTGTCGATCTTGTACCCAAGGAAGTCCAGCACCTGCTGGGCGTCATCTGCCGGGAGCGTGTGCAGCGCCTCGTCGAGTATCAGGGCCTTGGTGTCGATCTTGCGGTTGATGAACTTCGGCAGCGTGCCTTGCAGCAGCCAGTTGATGTTGATGCCGGCTTTGTCACAGAGCGCGACCGAAACCTCGGTGTTCGGGTATCCCTTGCCGAGAAGCCACTTCCGCGCTGCATTCGCGTTCAGGCCTCCGGCGATCTGAGCGAGCACCGTCTGCCGGCCGCGGCCTCGCGGGATACCCAGGTCATCGCACAGCTCATTCATGCGCGCAGCAAAGGCTTCGAGGATGGGGCTGGCGGCTTCAATCTTCACGAACCAAAGGTTAGCTAGCGGCACGCTAACTTTCAGTGCTTGACTGAATCTAACTTTCGGTTCGACAATGGCTTCCATGAAGCTATCCGATTACGTTGGTCAGCAGCGCGGCAGGGTCACCACCTTGGCCGAATCCTTGAAGGTCAGCGGCTCGCTCGTGACGCAGTGGGCCTCCGGTAAGCCGGTGAGCGCCGAGCGCTGCGTCGAGATCGAGCGTGCCACGGCCGGCGAGGTCATGCGCTGGGACCTGCGACCGAAAGACTGGCATCTCGTTTGGCCTGAGCTGGTGGGCACCGAAGGCGCGCCCGCCCCAGCCAAGCAGGCGGCCTGAGATGAGTCTCAGCGCCGATCCACAGGCACTTGGCACTGGTTCAGGTCGCCGCAGCAGGTCAACAGGTCCTGGCTGCGGGCGATTCGGCTCGCCACCGCATAGGGCGCCGGCGAGGCCGCGTGTTCGCACCAAACCACGACCCGATCCACTCCAGCTCGCTGCTGCATGTCGGCATGCCGCTCTTTGCTGTGGATCGTGGTCTCTTGCTTTTTGTACAGAGGACAGGTCATGACGATTTCTCGGGAGTATTACGAACGGACGTGGCAATTCGCGCACGACATGTTGAAGGGCTTCGGCATCGATCCGGCCCGCGTGTGTAGCTTCACTCTCAATTTCAAGGCCGGCGAGTTGCCGACCATCGCCGTCGAAAAGTACGCCGACGAAATATCGCTTGCCGAGCATATGACGCCGCAGTGGCACCGCTGGCAGCTGGTGCCGATCGACATCGAGGCTGGCGATCAGAAACCGGCCGACTGACCCATGAAGGATGTCTCCGGTGGGTTGATGACCCACCTTTGCCCGGCCGCGCTGTTGACGCAGGGAAGCGGCCGGGCCCTTTCTCTTCACAGCCGCACGCCCCGCGCCAGCAGGGCGCACAGCTTCGACACCAGCCGCGCTACGGCTCGGCGGGCCCATTCGTTGTGTTCCATCGAATCGTCCGTTTTTCATGATGGACAGATGGTCGTTTTTTTGCCTCGTGCCGAGACGGCAACAGACGGCAATCTGAATTGCGGTGTCATGCCATGAGCCAGCTCACCCTGAATTTCCAGCCTGAGCTGCCGGAGCGTTTCGCAACGCTTCGAGCGTTCATTGCTTTCCGAGCATCGGTCGTCGCCAAGCCTTTGAAGGTGCAGGCGGCTGACATGGACATCGCGCCATCCACGCTCACCCGGAAGCTGAATCCGTCCGAAGGCGACACGCAGCGCATGAACTGCGATGACCTCGAAGAGTGGCTGGCCAGCACCGGCGACGCCGCCGCGGTCATTGACTACCTGGCTGCGAAGTACCTCGACAGCGACGACGCGAGGCAGGCCCGCGTGCTGAACCGCGTCGAAGGGATGCTGCCCGAGCTGGCGGCGCTGGTGGCCTCTTTGAAGGCAAAGACCGCCGCATGACTCTCTGCGAATGGCTGATGTTCCGTGCCGCGCGGCGTGCGCCCGACTTTGTGATCGGCGGCACCGACCGGCCGTACCTGCTGCGTTGGTGGGTGATCCCGCGCAACTGGATCTTCAACGTCTACACGCACTGCTTCATGCGCAGCGACGACGACCGCGCCCTGCACACGCACCCGTGGCTGTTCAACGTCAGCGTCCTGCTGCGCGGCACCTACCTTGAACACACGGCCCGAGGCGTTCGCCGCCGGGTGGCTGGCGACATCGTGTTTCGCTGGGGTGGCGCGGCGCACCGCATCGAGCTGACCGACGGCTCGGTGTGGACGCTGTTCATCACAGGCCCGAAGGTCCGTTCGTGGGGCTTCCTGTGTCCGCAGGGCTTCGTGCACTGGCGTGACTTCACGGCGGCGAGCGACAAGGGCGCCATCGGGCGTGGGTGCGACGCATGACCCACTGGAACGAGATGCGCATCGCGCGCGCCATCAGCCGGCAGACGCTGGACAGGAAGTGCATCGTTCTCGTGGATCGGTGCAACTGGACAGGCTACGAATGCGACGTGCTCGGCGTTACCACCGACCTCCGGATCATCGATGTCGAAGTGAAGATCAGCCGGGCCGATCTCAAGGCCGATGCCAAAAAGGACAAGTGGTGGCATCGGCAAGGTTGGGGCAGTTACGAGCAACGCGACGGCCGCCGTGTGCATGTGGACCCACCAAAGACCGCGCGCGAATGGCCGCCGAAGGTCTGGAAGCACTACTACGCGCTTCCTGCTGACATCTGGTCCGAATCGCTGTTCGAGTTTCTTCCATCGTCGGCGTCTGGCGTGCTGACCGTCAAGGAGCAGCGCGGCACCGAAGTGCTGTCGATTCACTGCGTGCGCCGCGCGGTTCCGAACAAGGACGCCAGCCGGCTGACACCGGTGCAGGCAATCGACATCGCCCGACTGGCGAACCTGCGCATGTGGAACGCTTACGAGCAGATCGAGCAGGCAGCGGTAAGGCGTCCAGAGGTGGCTGCAGCGTGAACTACTACGAGCGCCACATCGGCGACTACCTGAAGGACACCGCGCACCTGTCGCTGCTGGAGCACGGGGTCTACACGCGCCTGATGGACGTTTACTACACGCGCGAGACGGGCATCCCTGCCGCCGACGCCGCGCGATTGATCGGCGCCAGGTCGAAGGAAGAGCGCGCCGCGCTCGATGCGGTTCTGGCCGAGTTCTTCCGCCTGCACGATGGCGTCCTCATGCAGGACCGATGCGATCGGGAGATTGACCGATTCAAGGTCAAGCAGTTGAAGGCGAAAGCGAGTGCAGATGCGCGGTGGAACGCACAACGGTCGCAATCCGACCGCACTGCGGACGCTATGCGAACGCATAGCGAAGGCAATGCACCGCGCGCCCGTCCCCAGACACCAGTAACCAGTAACCAAGAAAAGAATAAGCCCGCACCACCTACTTCCGAGACTGTGGCGCGGGCCGGTCCAGAAGACCCGCCAGATGCCACCCCCACCCCAGCCGGCGCCATCTGCCGATCGCTGCGAAGCGCCGGCATCGCGAACGTGAACCCGGGCCATGCGCTGCTCGCCGCGCTGCTCGAAGCCGGCGCCACCGAAGCCGAGTTCCTCGGCGCAGCGCCCGAAGCGACGGACAAGCGCGACCCGTTCGCCTACGTGCTGGGCGTCGTCAAGGGCCAGCGAGAGGACGCGGCGAAGGCGGCGCAGAGCCTGCTGACGGGCCCGTTGCCGACCGCACCACCGCCCGCGGTCGTCACCGTGCAAAGCAAGGCTGCCGAGCAGACAGCCGCGCTGCTCAGGGCCGATCAGGAACACCGCGCCGAAGTGGCGCGACAACGCGAGCGACGCCTCGCAGAGAAAGGGAAAGCCGCATGACCGGCATCCGCACCATCGCCGACCTGAAGGACCGCTGCCACGTCGACGAGGACACCGGCTGCTGGCACTGGCGCGGGGCGATGCAGCGTGGCCGGTACCCGTCGCTGCGAGTCTCGGCCCTGGGCATCACCACAACGGCCGGCGTCGCGATCTGCTTCCTGCTCACCGGCAAGCGGCCGGCCAAGGGCGTGGCGTGGCACTCGACCTGCCGCAACACCGACTGCGCGAACCCTGCGCACCGCGAGCCGGGCACACGATCGACCCAGATGACCGCGCACGCCATCCGACGCACGCCGCTGACTCGCGCGCTGATCTCAGCGAATCGGCGCGGCGGATCGCGGCTGTCCGAGGACCAGATCGCCGAGATCGAGGGCAGCGCGGAGAAGCTGTCGGCGCTGTGCGATCGCTACGGCATCTGCATGTCGTACGCATCGCTGCTGCGCCGCGGCATGACCCGGGCGGCTGTTGCGGCGCCAGGCTCGAGCGTGTTCGCACAGGCGGGCCGGCAATGACCGAACGCTCCATCCTCGAGCAGTGCATCCCGCCCGGCAGCCCCGACAGCCTGTACGTGGCCGGCGAGACGGTCGGCTATGCGAAGGCTCTGACCGAGCTGATGCAGCGCCTGCCGGCTGCGTGGATGAACCTGCACGGCAGCGACAAGGGCGGCGTCGGGCTTTGGATGCTGCAGACGATCAACGACATCAGGAGCGGGAAATGAAGCCACGCGGCCCAGCACCAGGCTCGGCGCACAAGGACGGGTTGCACGCGATGCTGCAGGCGTTCTTCGAGGCGCGACCCGACGAGCATCTGAGCGTGTGCGATGCGTCGGTGAAGTTCGGGTACAGGAAATCGGCCGTGCGCGAGTTCGCTGGCCGCATGCGCAAGCTGGGCAAACTGGCGCCGGGCTATCCGATTCGACTGCCGGGGGTGGAGGCGTGAGGGCCGTCGCGTTCACTGTGCCCGGCCAGCCGCAAGGGAAGGGCAGGCCCCGCATCGGCAAGGTCGGCGCGCATGCCCGCATGTTCACGCCGGCCAAGACGGCGGCCTACGAAGGACTGGTCGCGCATGCCGCGCATGCCGCGATGCAAGGTCGGGCGTTGCTTGAGGGCGCCGTCGCCTGCGAGGTGTTCCTGCATTGCCAGATCCCGGCGAGCTGGTCGAAGAAGAAGCAGGCCCAGGCGCTCGCGGGCACCGTCATGCCGACGACGAAGCCGGACGCCGACAACGTGGTCAAGGCAATCTTCGACGGCCTGAACGGCGTGCTGTGGCGCGACGATGTGCAGGTGGTCGACCTGCTGGTGCGCAAGCGGTACAGCGCGTCGCCGTGCGTGTATGTCGAGGTGGAGGAGGTCGCCGCATGAGCTGCCCCGACTGCCTCACCGCCACCGAGCGCGACTGGTACGGCTACACCAACGGCTGCAAGGCCTGCGATGCGCGGGCTGTGTCTCGCGGGCCGGATTTCGACCGCGTGCGCCGCGCCGGGAAGCTGGATGCGCGGTATCAGCGCGTGCTCGATCAGGTCGGGCTGGCGCACAAGGAGGTGCGCGCGGCGTTCGATGGGGATCGTGTGAATCGGAAGGATGCCGCTTGACGTCAACCTCTGACGGTCCGTACACGATCGGCGAGCGCTACAGCAGCGCCACCGAGAGCAGCAACCTGCGACTGGGAGAGCGGCGCGGGGATGTTGACTACATCATCGCCGCGGGGCTGATCCCGAACGGGCTGGGGTCGGCGATGTACCGCCTGCAGGTCGAATACGACTGCGTGCGGGCCGACCATGCAGCAGCCGAGAACCGGATGCGGTCCTTGGAGCGCATGGCAGCCGGAGAGCGAGGCGAGGACGACGAGAAGGGCACCACTGCTGAAGAGCGCGCAGCCGAGATACTCGAGGCCGCCGAGCATGAAGCCACGACCGCGCACCTGCTGATCCTGGCCCAACTCACGAGCTTGCGCGAAGCGAAGAGTCAGTTCGGCGAATTTGCCATCGTTCAGGCCACGAAACGCCACTTCATGCGGCCTGACCGTGAGGCGCTGATCATTGCAGGGCAGGTGCTCGACGCCTGGCTGAACCCGAATTGCAAGCATTGCCAAGGCCGAGGATTCAATGGATCCGTGCTGCGCGGCGAGAAGCCTGTCGTGTGTCGGCCCTGCAAGGGTGGCGGCCATCGACGCGACCTGATCGGGAAGGACGATGCACAGCGGAAGTTCGCCGGGCATCTGACGGCCGAGCTGGACGCGCTGATGCACCAGGTGCAGCGCGACATCCGCACTGGATTGAACCGAGTCGAGCAGGCGAAGCAGCACATTGCGGACGCCTGACGACTGCGATACACTGCCGCGCAGATTGACGCGGTCCACCAGATACGTTCCCGTGGACTGAATGAGCCGGCATGAAAGCACTGCCGGACGTACCCAGCGATAGATGGGCCCCATTGCGATGGAGGCCCGACTCCAAACAGACCCACCCAGCACACGCTCGGTGGGTTTTTTCATTTCTGCGGGCTGGGGAACCGGTAACCCGTTGGGCTCATAACCCAGAGGCAGCACGTTCGATTCGTGCGCCCGCAACCAGTCGGACCCCGATCTATCCGCCAGCGACAGCGGACCTGCCAGGGGCAAATGGCGGGCATTACTCCGGCTCGCACTCGGTCGCGTGTCGCGCGAGTGAGAACGGCACGCCCCAGCGGTCGATGGTGACCGTGAGGCCGGATGGGGCGAACCACATGGCAATCACACCGAAACAGCAGCGATTCGTCGATGAGTACCTCGTCGACTTGAACGCGACCCAGGCAGCAATTCGCGCTGGCTACAGCGCCAAGACAGCAGAGCAGCAGGGGCCCCGGCTGTTGGGGAATGTTGGGGTGCAGGCGGCAATCGTTGATCGACAGAAGGCTCTGCAAAAAAGCACCCAGATCACTCAGAAAAATGTGATTGACGAGCTGGCAAAGATCGCTTTCGGTGACCGGCGCAACCTGATGAAGTGGGGCCCGAGTGGAGTGACGCTGGTTGACTCGACTCAAATCTCACCAGACGACGCAGCTGCAGTCTGCGAGGTTTCCGAGACGATCAACCTCAACGGCGGATCGCTGAAACTCAAGACGCACGACAAGGTCAAGGCGCTGGAATTGCTCGGCAAGCACCTCGGCCTGTTCACCGACAAGGTGGAGATCACCGGCAAGGATGGCGGCCCGATGGAGCACACCACCGTGACACCGGGCGAACTGTCCGAGGCGGTGCGCAGTGTCCGCGACACCTACTGAGGCGGCGAACAGGCTCGCGGCGATAGGCTGGGCACGCGAGGACCTCTACGAGTTCAGCCGCTGGATGTTCCTGCGGCGCAAGGGCTACAAGTGGCAGCGCGCGTCGCACCACCAGGCCATCTGCACCGCGCTGATGCGCGTGTTCAGCGGCGAGTGCACGCGGCTGATCATCAACGTGCCGCCCCGGTACAGCAAGACCGAACTGGCGGTGGTGAACTTCATCGCGTGGGCGCTGGGCAAGGTGCCCGATTCGGAGTTCATCCACGCGAGCTACTCCGGCGCGCTGGCGACGAACAACAGCGCCGCGGTGCGCGGCCTGGTGCAGCACGAGGCTTACCGGGAAATCTTCCCCGACCTCACGCTCGCCAGCGACGCGCAGCACCACTGGAAGACGACGCAGGGCGGCGTGATGTACGCCACCGGCACAGGCGGCACGATCACTGGCTTCGGAGCGGGCAAGCACCGCGAAGGGTTTGGTGGCGCCATCATCATCGACGACCCGCACAAGGCGGACGAGGCGCGGTCGGATGTGATCCGCAAGGGTGTGATCGACTGGTTTCAGTCCACGCTTGAGAGCCGGAAGAACAGCCCGACGACGCCGATCATCGTGATCATGCAGCGCCTGCACGAGTCCGATCTCGCGGGCTGGCTGCTGGGCGATACACCCGGGCAGCCGGGCGGAAATGGCGAGGTTTGGGAGCATGTCTGCCTCCCGGTATGGAATGCAGACGGCTCGCCGCTGTGGCCTGAGAAGCACGACGCGATAACGCTCGAGCGCATGGAGCGCGCGGCGCCGTATCACTTCGCCGGCCAGTACCGGCAAAGCCCATCGCCCCCAGCGGGCGGCGTGATCAAGCCGGATCAGATTCAAGTGGTCGATGCGCTGCCGGCCGAGCAGATCGACTGGGTGCGCGGTTGGGACCTGGCCTCGACGGTTGATGGCGACTACACCGCAGGCGGCAAGCTGGGCAAGCTGCCGGATGGACGGTTCGTCATCGGCGACATGGTGCGGTTGAGGGTCGGTCCGGACGAGCGCGACGCGGCAATGAAGAACACGGCCAGCCGCGACGGCAAGCGGGTGCGAGTGAGCATCCCTCAAGACCCGGGGCAGGCCGGCAAGACGCAGGCGCTGTACCTGACAAGGCAACTGGCTGGCTACTCGGTGACGACCTCGCCCGAGTCGGGCGACAAGGTGACGCGAGCAGAACCGCTCGCCTCGCAGATCAACGTGGGCAACGTGCTGATGGTGCGCGGGCCCTGGAACGATGAGCTCATCAACGAAATGCGGCTGTTCCCGAACGGGCAGAACGACGACCAGGTGGACTCGCTGTCCAGGGCGTTCGAGTCGTTGATGGGCGGCAGCTTCGGAATGCTGGAGTTCATGGCCCAAGAGGCCGCGAAGGCCGCACGGAACAAACAGGAGAACTGAACCATGGGCATGCTGTCCGACTACACCCAGAACTTTCTCGTCGACGCGCTCTATCGCGGCGGCGCGCTCAATGCGGCCGGCACCGTGAACAGCACGGCGACCGTCAAAGGCATCTGGACCGCGAGCACCGCCTACGTCGTCGGTGACACCGTGGTGCCACACGCGAACATGACCGGCGCGGGCGGCAAGTTTCTGCGCTGTACCGCCGCAGGCACCTCTGGCGCCACCAACACTCTGGCCGTGCCTGCTGTCGGCTCGACGCTCACTGACTCCGGCGTGACCTGGACGGCTGTCTCTGGCGTGCCATGCCCCAGCGCGCGCTACCTCGCGCTGCTCACCTGCACCAAGGGGGCGCGTGCGAACTCGACGGCGTACATCCTCAACGACACCATCGCGTTGACGGCCAACGATTCGAAGATCCACTACTACAAGTGCACGACTGCAGGCACGACAGCTGCCGCGCAGTCGACGCTGTACCCGGGCGCCGCGAACGAGGCCATCACCGACGGCTCGGCAGTCTTCACCGAGCAGAACGCCGGCCTGGACAGCAACAGCGCGATCCTCGTCGAGTGCACCGGCGGCAGCTACGCGCGAGTCAACCTCGCGGCCGCGCTGGCGAACTGGGCCGGCACGCAGAGCGCGGCCAGCACCACGTCGTCGACCGGCACCGGCGGCGCGACCTCCAACAACAGCGCCATCACATTCCCCGTGCCTTCGGCCGACTGGACTGGCGGCACGCTGAAGATCTGGGGCTTCGCCGAGTTCGACCTGGCCAGCGGCGGAAACCTGCTGAGCTGGGGCCCGATGACCACGCTGCAGTCGGTGCTCAACGGCCAGGCGGCACCGAGTTTCGCAGCCGGTGCGATCTCGACTGTGTTCGGCAATTGATCATGGACATGCTCATCTTCGAGTCCTGCGTCGCGCTGATGCAGGCCGCCGCCTGGATCGCCGCGGGGTCCGTGGTGGTAGGCGCCGTGCTGATCGGTGCGAGCGCTATGGGAGCCAGCGATGTCACCTGAGCAGATTCGCGACGCCATCAGCGCCAGCGCCGAGCTGCAGGCACTGGTACCTGACACCTTCGCGCTGGCCGATGCACTGTCGGTCGGCCGCAAGCGGTTGGTGCCGACCGAGATCGGCAGCGGCACGGTGCTGGCCACGCTGGGCGCGATCGGCCTGAGCGGAGGGCAGTTCCTCGACATGCTGGTAGCCATTGGAGAGTCCAACCGCGATGTGTACTGGACGATGGACCTGATCAAGCAGGGCCGCCTGCGCATCGATCTGCCAGCCACACGCGCAGGCCTGCAAGGCATTGGCGCTGCGGTGCCCACGCTGCAGCCTGCGGTGACGGCGCTGTTGGGGTTGGGGTTCGAGGCTGATCCAGTGGGCGAGTTCTCAGTGCGTCAGGCCATCTGGTCGGACGACGGCAAACTGTTGGTCTGAGGCGAAAATGGCAAAGACGCTCGCTCGAACTGCGCTGGTCAGCAGCGTGGCAAACACCGCTGGATCGACGACGCGCAGCCGCATCGATGTTTCGGCGGTCGATGGTGGAATCATCACATTCAAGCTCACCAACGGCGCTACTGGGCCGACTGTGCAGTGCGATGGCCGCATCCTGGTCGCGCACAAAGACACGACGATGCCAGCGGCGGCGTCTGAGGGCACTGCAGACACAGATTGGAAGCAGGTCTATGCGATCAGCCCGGGCCTCGTCGCAAATGCGACGGCACGCGGTGTCTACCGGTTCGGCCCAGAGGTCGCGTACATCGAGATCGAGTTCGCTGGCAACACGGGCCAGTCGGTGACCGTCGAAGCGCACGCCACGACTTACTTGTACTGATCTATGGCAGTCGCGCGTTTTCGTGAAATTCTGGCGCCGTGTGACTCGCAGCCAAGCGATCCCGCAGAGCTAAACCAAAGCGCGCAGTGGCCGCAGCCGCAGGAACTTTGGCTGCCTGGGCTGAGTAGCCTCGGCCTGATACAAGGGTCGAGGCTGACATCGGACGCGACAGCAACGACGCCAGCAACGGCGCAAGGCGCTGGTCTCAATGTCTCATCAGGCTCGCGTAAATACGACACGAGCTACCACGACGGCAAGAGCTGTCACGCCTGGGTCGTCGTCGCTTACCGGAATAACGCCGCCCCTGGGGCCTATCAAAACCTGCTCCGGAAGAACGGCACTCTCACGCACGTCCAGGAGGAGTCGAACGGCAACTTGCGGGCAGCGTTCTGGGAACAAAGTTCAGTCGTTGATGTTCCCAGTTATGGCGCAGCGTCATCGTGCATGGGGCGTGTCAACGTCTTCGCAGGACGGCTGACGCCTGGCCGCTCTGCGATTTTTTTGAATGGCGGCGCGCCGATCACGGCAGGCATCACTGGGCTTTACCCACTGTTGTCTGGCGCAGTGCCCCTGTGTATCGGCGGCAACGAATCGAGCGCCGAGCCGGCGACGGCATGGACGATTCTGCAGTGCGCAATTTGGTATGGATCGAATGCCACGGATGTGCCATCCGAAGCGGCAATTTACGAGCTGCAGCGCAATCCCTGGCAATTGTTACAGCGTCGAATCCAGGTGCCTGTCTATGCGGCAGGCGGCGGCGTTGCGCTCGTCGGCTCGGCATTCGCCCAGGCTGTTGGCGCCGGTACCCTGACGACGCAAGCCGCATTGGCTGGCGCAGGAAGCACAACAGCAGCAGGCCAGGCCACGCTGTCAGCGGGCTCGGCCGGCGCTGTGCTGACATCGAGCGCAGCGGCCAGCATGTTCGGCAGCGCAACGCTCACAGTGGCGGCGGCACTGGCCGGCAGCGGGGCAGAGGCAAACGCAGGCACTGGTGCGCTGACAGTGCAATCGGTGCTGAGCGGCAGCGGCGTTGCCAGCGCAACAGGCTCAGCATCGCTGACAACGGGCACATCGGGTGCGGTGCTGATCAGCGCTGCATCGGCATCGGCAGGCGGATCGGCGTCGCTGACGACGCGGGCAGCGCTCACGGGTGCGGGATCGATGCAGGCCAGCGCCTCGGCATCACTGACGCTCGGCGCATCGGGCGCGATGCTGGCATCGGTCGCGATCGCAACCGCGCAGGCGTCTGCAACGCTCACCGTGCGCGCGGCATTGGCAACCATTGCAGCGGCGCGGTTCGGCGGGTCTGCATCACTGGGCGGCGGGCTGACGGCATCGACGCCTGGGTTCGTCGCGTCGGCATCGGGCAGACGTTGGGCTGCAAGCGGCGCATTACGTGTGACAACGGCGGAGTGGGGTGATCGATGAGCACATGGCTGCCAGTGAAGGACACCAGCGAGTCGGTCGTCGTGCTGTTCGACTTCTCGAAGGAAACCGCGAGCGTCTCCGCGCCTGTGGTGACGTGCTCGGTCAACTGGTCCAACTCGTCGGACGCGAACCCGTCGGCGGTGCTGTCCGGCTCGCCTTCGATCAACGGAGCCAACGCGGCGCAAGTGTTCCAGCGCGTGCAAGGCGGCGTCGATTTGACCGACTACGCGCTGCGCTGTGTTGCGGTTGCTGCCAATGGCGACATCCTGACCGTGGCCGCGATCTTGCCGGTTCGCAAGCTGCCAACCTGACCACGACATGAGCCAACCCATCAAGACGAACGTCGATCCGGGAATGATTGCCCGACTCGTGGCCGGCGTGCGCTACACGGTCACCGGCAAAGAGCCGGAGTGGTTCGGCCCGGGGCAGCCGACCGCGCCTGTCGCGCAGGAAGCAGCGAAGGGCAGGCAGTTCGACTACCCGTTTGCGTACAACCTGCGCCGCACGCCGCGCGACGCCGAGCCGGTCAGCTTCGAGCAGATGCGCGCGCTCGCGGACAACTACGATTTGCTGCGCCTGGTCATCGAGACGCGCAAGGACCAGATGGCGAAGCTGCGCTGGACGGTCAAGCCGAAGGACCCGAAGCAGCCGCCCGACAAGCGGTGCGAGGACATCAGCACGTTTCTGCAGATGCCCGATCAGGAGCACAACTGGCAGACGTGGCTGCGCATGCTGCTCGAGGACTTGCTCGTCATCGACGCGCCGACGATCTACCCGCGCCTGACCAACGGCGGCGATCTGTACGCGCTCGAGCCGGTGGACGGCGCAACGATCAAGCGCGTGCTGGACAGTTCGGGCCGCACGCCGATGGCGCCGGACCCTGCCTATCAGCAGGTGATCAAGGGCATGCCGGCCGTCGATTACTCGCGTGACGAACTGCTCTATCTGCCGCGCAACGTGCGCACGAACCGCATCTACGGGTACAGCCCGGTCGAGCAGATCGTGATGACGGTCAACATCGCGCTGCGCCGGCAACTGCACCAACTGCAGTACTACACCGAAGGCAACGTGCCCGACATCATGATCGGCGTGCCGGAGGACTGGAACCCTGACCAGATTCGGCAGTTCCAAGACAACTGGGACTCGATGCTCGAAGGCAACACCGCCCAGCGGCGGCATGGCAAGTTCGTGCCGGGTGGCCTGCACATCACCGACACCAAGGCCGGCGCGCTGAAAGACGAGTTCGACGAGTGGCTCGCTCGCATCGTGTGCTTCTCGATGTCCATCTCGCCGACGCCGTTCATCAAGTCGATGAACCGCGCGACCGCCGAGAGCAGTCAGCAGCAGTCGCTGGAGGAAGGCCTCGCGCCGCTTCAGAACTGGGTGCGCGACATGCTGTGTGTGGTGATCGCCCGGTGGTTCAAGGCGCCCGACATTCAATTCGCGTGGGACGAGGAAGAGGCGGTCGATCCGCTGGTGCAAGCCCAGGTCAACAAGATCTACATCGACGCGGGCGTCCTGCACCCGGACGAGGTGCGCAGCGACATCGGGCGCGAGGCGCTGACGGCTGAGCAGAAGGCCGACATGAAGCCCGAGCCGGTCGTCGCGCCTCCGAAGCCGGGACAGCCGGCCGACGTGCCGCCCGAGGACGCGGGCAAATACCTCGGCAGCACGCTGAAAAAAAAAAGGTACTGAAGCCCATCAACCGCGATCGCAAGACGGTGGCGGACGCTGCCGATGCGATGACTGCGGCGGTGGGCAAGTTTCTGGCGAAGGCGGCAAAGCGGCTCGCTGACCAGATCGGAGAGAAAGTAGGAAAGGTCGAGAAGTCGGACGCCGACCAGCGCGCCATCCGCGAGGCGCTCGCGCGACGGGTCGAGATGATCCTGGCGAACCTCGACTACACGTTCTGGGATGACCTCCCCGACGTGGTCGAGAAGTTCCTGATGATCGTCGCCCAGGACGGCGCGATCGAGGCGCTGGCGACGGTCAAGGCGGGCGGTGCGGAGCTTGACCAGTCGGTATTCGACCAGGCCAACGAGCACGCCATCGAGTGGGCGAAGCAACGCAGCGCCGAGCTTGTCGGCATGAAGCGCATCGATGGCGACCTGGTGCCCAACCCGAACGCGCGGTGGCAGATCGACACCGACACCCGCGAGTCGATCCGGGGCACGGTCGAGCAGGCGATGAAAGACGGGTGGAGCACCGACAAGATCGCCTCCGCCTTGCAAGACGAACACGCATTCAGCGACACGCGCGCCGAGATGATCGCGCGCACCGAGACCGCGCGGGCTGACGTTCAGGGCTCGCTCGACGGGTATCGGGCCGCAGGGGTGCAGCGAAAGCGGTGGTTGACGGCGCCGGATTGCTGCGACGACTGCCAGGAGCTTGACGGCGAAGTCGTGGACATCGACGACGAATTTCCGGGGGACGGGGGCGATGGGCCCCCCCTCCATCCAGCGTGCCGATGCGATGTGCTGCCGGTGCTTGAAGACGAATGAACCAAGGAAGAACCATGACCACAAAACGCATGTACGCCGAGATCGCCAAGACCGAGGCGCAGGACGACGGCACGATCAAGGTGTGGGGCTACGCATCGAGCGGCGCCGAGGACAGCGACGGCGAGACCGTCACGGCTGACGCCATGAAGGCGGCGATTCCCGATTACATGAAGTTCGGCGCGGTGCGCGAGATGCACCAGGCCTCGGCTGCTGGCACTGCCATCGAGGCCAGCGTGCAGGACGATGGGAAGACGTGGTTCGGCGCGCATGTCGTCGATCCGGTCGCAGTCAAGAAGGTGCAGACCGGCGTCTACAAGGGCTTCTCCATCGGCGGCAAGGTGACCGCGCGCGACGACGTGAACAAGACCGTGATCAAGGGACTGAAGCTGATCGAAGTCAGCCTCGTGGACCGCCCCGCGAACCCCGAGGCGCTGATCAGCATCTTCAAAGCCGACCGCAGCCCCGAGGAAGACGTGACCGAACTGGCCGAGCTTCTCGACGCGGGCACCGTCACGCCGGCCCAGGTGCTGGCGCTGGTCAAGGCGGCGAAGGAAGCGCCGGTGGTTGAGGCGGTCGTTGAGGCGGTGGCCGAGCCGGTCGTCGAGGAAGTGGCGAAGGCTGAGACCGCCGACGAAATCAAGAAGGGCATCTGGGACGTGTCCGACTTTGCCCAGGCGCTGTACCAACTCGGCTGGATCGTCTCGGGGTCTCAATCAGAGGCGGACTACGAGGGCGACAACAGCCCGATCCCCGCTCAACTGCGCGAATGGATAGCCACCGGCCTCGGCATCTTCCAGGCGATGGCGGCCGAAGAGTGCGCCGAGATGATCGCCAGCATGAAGGCGCAGGCCGGCGAGCTTGGGACCATCGAGATGGCGGCGAAGGTGGGCGACATCGAGAAGGCCGGCGCCCGCTACAGCAAGGCCACGAAGGCGGCGCTGGCCGACGTGCACAAGGCCATCAAGGAGTGCAACGACAAGCTGTCCGCCATGGGCTACGAGGCCGCAGACGGCGACGACGACGACGTGCAGCAGTCCGACGCGACCGGCGATCTGGCGAAGGTGGCCGGCGAACTGGACGTGGCAAAGGCCGCGCTCGACGCACTCACCAACGAACGCGACACGCTCTCCAAGCGGGTCAAGGAACTGGAAGCGATGCCGGCACCCGGCAAGGCGCTTCTCAAGGCGATCACCAAGGGCCAGGACGTGCAAACCGCCGACCTCCCGACCGTTGCCCCTGTTCTGAAAAGTGACGGCACTGAGGACGCCGCCGCCACGCTCATCAAGGCCGCGCACGCCAGTGGCGGCTTCCGTCTCATCCGCTGACGCGGGACCCATCAACCACAACTAACCCCCCCACCAACCCCCAACCGGCCGCTTCTGCGGCCGTTTTCATTTCCACCCCCGAAGGGCCGCCATTGAGCGGCCCTTTCGCATTTAAGGACCTCCGAAATGGGCACCAACTCCACCGCTGAAACCCTTGAACTGATCAAGGCCGCGCAAGCCTCGTCGTCCGACGAACTGCTGCAAAAGAACTTCACCCAGCCGGGCAGCGCCACCACCGGCTTGCAGGCGTACTACCTCGAGGCTCCGTCCAAGAAGGTTGTGCCTCTGATGACGCCCTTCCGCAACATCATCCCGCGCGTGGGTGGTGGGTTCGCCATCCAGGCCAACTGGAAGGCCATCACCGCGATCAACGCATCGAACGTGCGCGCGGGCATCTCTGAAGGCAAGCGCGGTGCGCAGGTCAGCCACACGCTGGTCGAATACCTCGCCGCCTTCCGCGCCATCGGCCTGGAAAAGTCGGTGACCTTCGAAGCGAACTACGCCTCGAAGACCTTCGAGGACCTGAAGGCCGCAGCCGTCATGCAGTCGCTGCAATCGACCATGATTGCCGAGGAACTGATGATCCTGGGCGGCAATACCTCCGTCGCCCTGGGCACCACGCCAACCCCGACGGTCGCCACCTCGACCACGGGTGGCACCATCGCCGCTGCCACGTACAACGTCATCTGCGTCGCCCTGGGCCTGCAAGCCTATTGGGACGTGGCCGGCGCGAACAACGGCGCAGTGGGTCAGACGTTCGACCCGACGACCGCCACGGTCCCGGGCTCGATCACCCGCACCAACGCGGACGGCACCACGGACACCTTCGGCGGCGGCAGCGCCACGAAGTCGAACGCGGCCTCGCAGATCACCACCGGCGCGACCAGCACGATCAGCGCCTCGGTCACGGCTGTGCGCGGTGCCTACGGCTATGCGTGGTTCCTGGGCACGGCCGGCAATGAAAAGCTCGCCGCGATCAGCACGATCAACAGCGTGGTTCTGAGTGCTGTTCCTGCCTCCGGCCAGAACGCCTCGACGCTTTCGGGTGACAACTCGACAAGCTCGCTGGAGTTCGACGGCCTGCTGACCCTCGCTGCGAAGGCGGGCTCGAACGCCTACTTCAACGCGCTGGCAACCGGCACCGCTGGCACGGGCACCACCCTGACGGCAGCGTCCGGGCGCGTGGTCGAAATCGACGTGGCGCTGGGTCAGTTCTACGCGAAGTACCGCTTGCAGCCGACGGACATCGTGGTGAACTTCGCGCAGTTCCAGAAGATCACGAACCTGGTGCTGGGCTCGACGAACCCGAACGTCCAGTTCATCGTCGATCCCAACTCGCCGCAGGACATCATCGCCGGCCGCAACGTCGGGCGCTACCTGTCGCCGATCACGGGCGAGGTCATCAACATCATGGTGCACCCGAACATGCCGCCCGGCACGATCTTCTTCTACACCCGCAGCGTGCCTGCGTATGTGGACGGCATCCAAGACATGTGCCGCGTGCTGACCCGTCAGGAGTACTACCAGATCGAGTGGCCCCTGCGCACTCGGAAGTACGAATACGGCGTCTATGCCGACGAGGTGTTGCAGCACTACCTGCCGCCTTCACTCGGCATCCTGACCAACGTCGCCTGACGTTCCGGGCCCGGCTTCGGCTGGGCCCTTCTTCCCTCTGCAAGGAACCCAACATGACCAAGCTCAAAGCCCCCGAGGGCTGCGCATCGTGCAGCCATGACGGCGAGACCTACGAGACCGACGCCGACGGCATCGTGACCGTGCCGGCCGAAGCGGTCGAGGCGCTGCTGTCGCACGGCTTCGCTGCGGCCGATGCACCCGAGACCGAAGCTGACGCGGCTGTCGAAGAGGCGGTTGTGCGCCGTCGTCGCAAGCCTGCGGCCGAAGCTGACGCGGCTGTCGAAGTGCCCGCCGAGTCCTGACCTGACCCATGGCAGACCTCACCACCCTCGCCGCTGCAAAGCAGTGGCTCGGCGTCACGTCGAGCGACGGCGACCAGTTGCTCGCGCGGCTGATCAGCGCGTCCAGCGACTACATCCAGACGTGGCTGAACCGCACGTTTGCCGTGGCCGCGTACACCGAAGTCCGCAGCGGTGTGGGTGGTGACGGCATGGCGGTCAAGGCGTACCCCATCGTTGCGGTCACCAGCGTGACCATCGACGGCCTGTCGATCCCCGCGTGCACCGGGCAGACGGACTTCGGGTACGTTGTCAACGACCCGCGCACGATGATCTTCTTGCGGGGCTATCGGTACAACCGAGGCCGCGCGAATGTCGGGCTCTCCTACACGGCCGGCTTCACGACCATCCCCAACGAAATCGAACAAGCCTGCATCGAACTGGTGGGCTTGCGATTCCGCGACCGCGACCGCATCGGCGTCACGTCCAAGGGCATGGCCGGCGAGTCGATCAGCTTCTCGCAGAAGGACTTCAGTGACGCGATCCAGACGACGCTGACGAACTACAAGAAGGTGGTGATGCTGTGATCGTCGGCGAAGTCACCGGCGTCAGCGCCGTGCAGAACATGCTGGGCAAGAAGGGCGAGGCGATCTATGCGGCGGTCAAGAAGTCGATCACTGCGCTGTCGCTGAAGCTGTCCGTGCGCGTCAAGGAGTCGAAGCTCTCCGGGCAGTCGCTCAACGTCAAGACCGGACGCCTGCGCCGCTCGATCAATGCCAAGGTGGCCGAGGACAACGGCCAGATCGTCGGCTCCGTCGGAACCAACGTCGAATACGCGCGCATCCACGAACTTGGCAGCACGAAGGACCAGCAAGTCCGCGCCCACATGCGCACGATCAAGGAAGCCTGGGGCAAGTCCCTCGCGCAGCCGATCCAGATTCAAGTCAAGGCGCACACGCGCAAGGCGAACACGCCCGCGCGCCCGTTCCTGAAGCCTGCGCTCGACGAGATGGAAGTGCAGATCAAGGCGGACATCGCCAAAGCCGTGGGGGATGCCTGTGTCTCTGGTTCGTGAGTCGATCTACGCGACGCTGTTCGCGCGCCTGTCCGGCATCTCGGGATTCGTCACCGTCTCGCGCCGGCTCAAGCACTTCAACGACGTGCCGCCGAGTGCGCAGCCTGCGCTGTTCTGCGCGCAGGCGCCCCAGCGCGCGGACTATGCGGTCGGGCGAACGGTCATGTGGTCCCTGGGCGCGACGGTCTACGTGTACGCCCGCGATCCGGTCGATGCGATCCCCGGTCAGGTCATCAATCCACTCATGGACGCCATCACGGCTGCACTCGCGCCGGACAACTCCATGGTCAACGCCTGCACGCTCGGCGGGCTCGTTCACTGGTGCCGCATCGGTGATGTCGAGACCGACGAAGGGACGCTCGGCGAGCAGTCCGTTTTGCGCATCCCCATTGAAATGATGGCACCGGGCTAACGCCCGCCAGTTCCTCCCGCGCGGGTCACCCCGCATCGCACCAAAGCCACCCATCGCGGTGGCTTTTTCTTTTTCCGAATCACCCCCGCAAAGGAGCCGTTCATGGCAACTCCAGCATCAGGCACATTCAAGCAGCTAGCGTACAAAGTCGAAGCCACCTACGGGACCATCCCGGCAGCGACGGCCCCGGTCGGTCAGCTACTGCGCCGCACATCGTCAGACCTGTCGCTCAACAAGGACACGTACTCATCGAACGAAATCCGCGTTGACTTCCAGTCAGCGGACTTCCGCCACGGCGTGCGCCGCGTGGCCGGCAAGATCAGCGGCGAACTGTCGGCCGGCACGTACAAGGACTTCATGGCGGCGGCGCTGAAGCGCGACTTCGCGGCCGTGACAGCCTTTGCCAGCGCGACGATCACCATCGCCGCCCCGACGCTCGGCGTGTACCCGATCACCGCGACCGGCGTGACGCTGCTGACGGGCGGGCTGAAGGTCGGAATGGTGGTGCGCCTCACGGGCGCGCTGAACGCTGCCAACTCGGCGAAGAACCTGCTGGTTACCGACATCACATCGAACACCGCATTCAGCGCCATCGTGCTGAACGGCTCCGCGCTGGTGACGGAAGGCCCGATTGCAGCCTGCACGATCACCCCGGTCGGCAAGGTCACGTACATCCCGACGACGGCCGGAACGCACACGGATCGGTCGTTCTCGATTGAGCACTACTTCGCCGACGTGTCCGCATCGGAAACGTTCTCGGGTTGCAAGATCGACAAGATGGCGTTCAGCCTGCCTCCGACCGGCATGGCAACCATCGACTTCGATGTGATGGGGCAGAACATGACCCCGGCCGGCGCGCAGTACTTCACCGGCGCGACGGCTGTGACCACGACCGGCGCGCTCGCTGCGGTGAACGGCGTCGTTCGCGTCGCTGGCTCCACGGTGGCGGTGCTGACCGGCCTGACCTTCGAGATTGACCCGGGCTTCACCGGCGATCCGGTCGTCGGCTCCAACGCGGTGCCGTTCCTGTTCCCCGGCAAGGTCGCGGTTACCGGCCAGTTCACCGCGTACTTCGACAGCACCACGTTGCGCGATGCGTTCTTGAACGAGACCGAAATCGATCTGGTCGGTGTGCTCACCGCTGACAACACCGCAACGGCGGACTTCCTCTCTGTCGCCTTCCCGCGCGTGAAGCTCGGCAGCGCGCAGAAGAACGACGGCGACGGCGGAATCGTTGCCACGGTCTCGTTCACCGCGCTGCTCAACAGCGCAGGCGGCTCGGGCATCAAGACCGAGAAGACGACTGTGCAGATCCAGGACTCACAAGCCTGACCCCGTAACACCCGCAGCGCTCGCTGCGGTTCACCCCGCACCGACCGGCCGGTGTCCGCCTCCTTGCAGGGGCGGCCCGGTCGGCACGGGCACATCCACCTGCAAGGACCCCCATGAACGAAGTTCTCTCCGCACCAGCGGCGGCTGCCGCATTGCCTTTCGACATCGCTGAAATCGAGGATGTCGAGACCGCCGAAGTCCAACTCAAGCGCAACGGTCAGCCGATGCCGATCTGGGTGACGATGGCCGGCCCCGAGCACCCGAAGCGCAAGCAGTTCGACCTGGCGCGCTCGCGTCGCATGCGCAAGCAACTGAGCAAGACCGGCAAGGTCGATTTCGGCGACCCGCTCGAAGACGAGACCGAACAGACCGAACTGCTCGCGTCCTGCGTGCTCGGCTGGCGCGGAATGGTGTTCAAGGGCGCAGTCCTCGAATGCAACCGGACGAACGTGCTGATGGTGCTCAACGACACGAAGCGCGCGTGGCTCAAGAAGTCCATCCGCGAGGTGTTCGACGACAACGAGGCTTTTATCGTGACCTCCGACGTGGCCTGACCAGCTTCGCGGAGGTCGAGTTCGAGCTTGGTGAACGCGAAGGCGATGGCTCGACGCTGCGGGAGCACCTGAACGCTCTCGCAGCGAACTCCGGCAAGGTTGACGACCGACTGAACAACCAGTGCCCCCCGGCCTGCATCGAACTGTGGCGGGCCTTTCTCCAACTGTCCGACAAGCGCCCAGCGGGCATGGGCGCGTCGGGCATTCCGTTCAGCGAAATCGAGGCATGGCAGCGGTTGCAGGGCGTGACCCTGACGCCGTGGGAGCTTGACGTGCTGATCGAGATTGACCGAATCGCGCTGAACCGGGCGAACAAGAAGACTGAGGGCGGCTGATGACATCTGATGACCTGATCATGGTTCGCATCGCGGCCGATGCGTCGCGCCTCAAGTCCGACATGGACGCAGCGAAGCGGGCGGTCGGCGACGGCATGGACAGCATCCGCAAGGATGTGGAGTCGGCCGGTGCTGCCATCGGGAAGTTCGTCGCTCTGGCCGGCACGGCGGCCGTCGTCGGCTTCGGTGCGCTCTTGAAGGGCGCCATCGACGCGGGCGACCACATGAAGGAGTTCTCGCAGAAGACCGGCGTCGCGGTCGAGGACGTGGCCGGGTTGCAGCTTGCGTTCAAGCAGGGCGGCGTCGAAGGCGAGGCGCTGCAAGGCGCGATTGCGAAGCTGTCCAAGAAGATGGCCGAGGGCGGCGCCGGGTTCGATCAACTCGGCGTACAGACCCGCAATGCCGACGGCAGTCTGCGCGATGTCAAAGCGGTGCTGTACGACGTTGCCGACGCGACGGCGGTGCTGAAGGACGGTGCAGGCAAGACGGCGCTGGTGCAGGAAATCTTCGGCAAGGCAGCGGCCGGCCTGATCCCGACGCTGAACGAGGGCGCCGACGGCATGCGCTCCATGGCCGAGATGGCGGACAAGCTGGGCCTGTCGATGTCGGCCGAGACTGCCGATGCGGCGGACGGGTTCAACGACACCGTGGAGCTTCTCGGTCTGAGCATGCAGGGTGTCGCGCGCCGGACGATGGCCGAACTGATCCCGACGCTCAACTCGCTGGCCGGCACGTTCCTGACCAACATCACCGAGGGCGACACGCTCAAGAAGATCGCCGAGGGGCTCGCGGGCGCGTTCAAGCTGCTCTACACGGGCGTCGTCATCGGCATCGAGGCGTTCTCGACCTTCGGCAAGCTGATCGGTGGTGTCGTCGCTCAGTCGATGGCGCAAATCGGCGGGCTGGCCGATGCGGTCATGAAGGTCCTGTCGGGCGACTTCAAGGGCGCGCTCGACAGCGTGCAGTCCGGCTTCCGGATGAGCAAGCAGATCGGCATCGACACGGCAACAGACATCAGCGCGAGCTGGGCGAAGTCTGGCAAGACCATCAGCGACGTGTGGACCGGCGCGAATGCCCAGATCGCCGCCGACATGGCGAAGGCGAACAAGCAGACCAAGGACGCCATCGTCCTGTCGAAAGAGCAGGAGGCCGCAGCCAAGGCAGCGGCGGCAGCGGCGGCAGCGGCAGCGAAGGCACACGCGGCGGCCATCGAGAAGGCCACCCAGGCGGGGCGTGATCAGCTCGTGGTGATGGCCCTGCAAAACGAGCAGGCGCAGTTTGAACTGGACAACGGCCGCAAGCGCACGGCGCAGGAAACCGAGAGCCTCAAGCTCGACCGCGACCTCGCCAGCGGAAAGGTGATCCTCTCGGCAGGCCAGGAGCGGTACGCCCGCGCGCTGATCGCATCGTCGGCCGCGATGGTGTCCGACATCAAGTGGATGGAAGAGTCGCGCAAGGTCAACGAGCAGGCGCTTGAAGCGCTCAGCAAGAAGGCCGATGCGGTCGAGGAAGACACCCGCAAGCAGGTCGAGGCCAACGCGCTGATCGGCAAGACGGCTTCGGAGATTGACGCGATGAAGGCGTCCCGCCTTGATGAAATGGCGGTTGCGTCAGATCACCTAGCGCTGCTTCAGGACGACATCGACCTCACCGGGAAGCTCGGCGCTCAACAACGCAGGCTTGCGCAAGACTACCGCGACGCAGCAGGTGCTGCGCGCGACGGCGGCGTGCTCAAGGCCGCACAGGAAACCGCCGACGAGTGGAAGAAGACCGTCGAGTCCGTCAGCAGCGGCCTCACTGACGCCCTGTTCCGAGGCTTCGAGGCCGGCAAGGGCTTTTTCGTCAACTTCCGCGACTCGCTCATCAACAGCTTCAAGACGCTGATCTTGCAGCCGCGCATCAAGGCGATCTTCGAATCGGTCGTCGGGGGTGGCGGGCTGCTGGGGGCGGGTGGTGCACAGGCGGGCGCCGGTGGCGGGCTCGGCATGGCGTCGAACCTCACCAGCCTCTTCGGTGGCAACAGCATCGGCGTGGGCGTCGGCGGCGGGCTGGTGGACGTGGGCAACAGCCTGGTGGGCGCTGGCTTCGACGGCATCGGCTCGAGCATCAGCGGTCTCGCCAACGGCGCAGCCGGCGTCAGCAACCTCGCTCTCGGCGGTGCTGGGCTCGCGGGCGGGCTGTTCGGCTCGCTGCTCGGGGGCAAGGGCTCGATGGGCGGCTCGGTGGGGTCATCCCTCGGGCTGCTGCTGTCGGGCGGCAATCCGCTCGGCGCACTGCTCGGCGGTCTCGGCGGCGGCATCATCGGCTCGCTGTTCGGCAAGAGTCGCCCCTACAACAAGGGCGGCGCCTACACCGCGAACGCCGACGGCACGGGGCAGGCCATCACCGGCCAGGACCTCTACACGCAGGCCGGCCACATCGGCAAGGCGGGTTACGACGACTTCACGAAGCGCCGTTCGCCGGAGATGGACGCTGCGACCAAGACCCTCGCGGAGAGCTTGCAGACCACCTTCGGCGGCCTGATGAAGACCTTCGGCAAGGAGTCGAAGGACATCAGCGTCGCCTTCCGGCACAACGGCCAGAAAGCGGCCGGCGACATCACCATCGGCGGCGTCGATACGTCGTTCGCCACAAAGACGAAGGACGCCTCGAAAGCGTTCGACGAGTTCGCCGCGCAGGCCCCGAAGGCGCTGCTCGCAGCACTCGACAAGGCGGACATTCCGACCTGGGCGAAGGGGCTACTGAAAGACGTGGGCGACGCGCCGGGCCTGAAGGCGCTGGAAGCGTTCTCGACCACCATCGAGCGCGCCAAGTCGCTCGGCATCGAGATGAGCAGCAGCTTCGACGGTGCCATTGCCAAGCTGTCGAAGACCGGCGAGACGCTCAGCGACACGATCAACCGGCTCTTCGTGATCGACGAGGTGAGCAAGACGCTGAACACCTTCGGCGGCGTGTTCTCGCAGATCGCGGGCAGCAGCATCGAGGCGCGCGAAAGCATCATCAGCCTCGCGGGCGGGATCGATGCGCTGATCGGCAAGGCGAACGCCTTCGTGCAGGACTACTACACGAAGGGCGAGCAGACCGGCCTGCAAGCCAAGCAAGTCAGCGAGGCGCTGAAGGCGGCGGGCATCGACGGATCGAACCTCGGCAGCCGGGAGGACTTCCGCAAGCTGGTCGAGTCCATCGGCACGACGACCGAGGAACAACGCAAGCAGGTTGTCGCGCTGCTCGACATCGGCCCGGCATTCGCCAAGATCGCAGACGAACTCAAGTCGCAGGGCAAGACGCTCGGCGGGGCGGTGCTCGATGCGCCGACCACGGCGATGCTCGACGCCATCGTCACCCCGGCTCAGAACACGACGCAGGCGGTCACGAACGTCGGCGATCAGATCAAGACGAGCAACAGCATCTTGACCAGCATCGTCGCGGCGGTGCAGACGGGCAATGCTGCGATCACGAACGCGCTGCAAGGCGTGGCGAACGCGAGCAGCCAGGCAACGGACGCGGCGCGCACGGCGAATGCCATCGCGGCTGAGGCGAACAAGAAGCTGGACAACATCGCATCGACCAACGCCTCGGCGGCGTCGGCTCCGTCCTACGCTCGCAACATCGGCGGTGCCTGATGGCAACGCAGATCATCATCGCCGAGGTGGATGCCTACGACGCCACGCTGCCGGGCGTGCGCACGCTTCGCTTCGCCACGCAGGGCTACGCGACCGGGCCAGCGGACACGCCCGCGAACACCTACTACGAGGCTCGCATCCAGCAGCCGGCGAACGTGCAGCGGACGTGCTTCAGCGGCGCGACGACGTTCGGCCAGTCGCAGATCGGCTTCGGCGAGATGGTGCTGGTCAACAACGACGGCGGGCTCGACTACCTGCTCGACTACAGCTTTGCCGGCCGGGCCATCACCATCAAGCTGGGCACCGTGCTCCCGAACAGCGGCGGCGTGCCGACGTGGGTGACGGTGCTCAAGGGCACGATGGAGCAAGCGGCGTTCTCGTGGCAGAAGGTCACCATCCGCGTGCGCGACCGGCAGCAGGACCTGGCGAAACCGCTTCAGGGCAACCGCTACGGCGGGACGAACAGCCTGCCGAACGGGCTGGACGGCGTGATCGACGATCTGAAGGGCCGGCCGAAGCCTCTGGTGTTCGGCCAAGTGCTGAACGCGACGATGGTCTGCGTCAACACCACCCGGCAGATTTACCACGCGCACGACGGGCTGCTGCAATCGGTCGATGCGGTCTATGACCGGGGCGCGGCGCTGACGGCCGGCGCGACCTATGCCAGCCAAGCCACCATGGAATCGACCGCGCCGTCGGCGGGCCAGTACCGCGTGTGGCTCGATGCGACAGGCTCATACATCCGACTCGGCAGCGCCCCGGCCGGCGTGGTGACAGCCGATCTGACGCAAGGCGCGGCCGGATCGAATCGCACGGTCGGGCAGTTGTGGAATGCGGTCTTGACGAAGGCCGGCGTGGCCGGCGGCGACATCCAGGCCAGCGACGTGACGGCGCTCGATGCGGCGGTGTCCTACCAGTGCGGCATCTACTGCGACCCGGTGTCGGACATCACCGCGCTCGAGTGTCTCGACACCCTGTGCAACAGCGTCGGCGCGTGGTTCGGCAGCGATGCGTCGGGCAAGTTCCGGCTGGGTCAGATCGTCCTGCCGACCGGAACCAGCGTCGGCACGCTGACGGCCACCGACGTGCTGAGCATCGACCGCATCGCCTCGCGCGACCCGGGCGTCGGCATCCCGGCGTGGAAAGTGAAGCTTGCGTATCAGCGCATCTGGACGGTGCAGAACGACCTGACCGCAGCGGCAACGCTGGTCCGCAAGGGCGTGGTGCAGAACGAGTATCGGCGCGTCGAGGCATCCGACTCGGCGGTGCTGACGGCCAACACGATGTCCCCCGAAATCGAGTTCAACACCGTGCTGGTGAGCGCGACCGATGCGGCGGCTGAAGCCACGCGCCGGCTGACGATCTACAAGACCCGGCGCGACATGCTGCAAGTGCGCGTGCGCGTCGATGCGGCGCTGGCCTCGGTGCTGGACCTCGGCGCCATCGTCACGCTGCAACTCAACCGCTACGGCCTGAGTGCCGGCAAAAAGTTTCTCGTCGTCGGGCTCCGAACCGATCTGCGCGGCTACCTGTTCGATCTGACGCTCTGGGGCTGAGATGGCAAAAAACGTTTTTCTGGCGTGGCAGAACCGCTGCGACGAGGGCACGCTGTCGGGGGGCTCGTGGGCCTCGACGCTGCCGCTGACGAACCTGCAGAACAGGCAGGTGCAGAAGGTCGCGCGCACCACGGGCGTGACGACGGCGAACACACAGTTCACGATCGACCTCGGTGCGGCCCGGACCATCGGCGTCCTGGCGCTGGTGGTGCACAACATCGGCGTCTCCGGCACGGTGCGCGTCACCGCATCGGACACGGCCCCGTTCACCGTCACGCAGTACGACAGCGGCGCGGTGCAGGTGTGGCCATCGGGGCTCATCCCTCAGAACCTGCTCGAGTGGGAAGACGACAACTTCTGGCTCGGCACGCTTTCCGCGAGCGCGCGGGCCGGGTATCAGTCGCCGTACATCCACGTTCTCCCGGTTGCGCAATCGTGGCGCTACTGGAAGGTCGAGATCGACGACACCGGCAACACCGACGGCTACATCCAGATCGGGCGCCTGTTCCTGGCGCAAGGCTGGCGGCCGGGCGTGAACTACGCCTACGGGGCGGACCTGGGCTACCAAGACCCGACGCCGGTGGACACGAGCCTGTCGGGCGCGGAGTTCTTCGACGTGCGCTCGAAATACCGCGTCTTCCGCTTCGGGCTTCAGTACATCACATCGAGCGAGTGCTACGACTACGCCCTGCAGCTTCAGCGGCTCGCGGGCGTGAGTGGGGAAGTGCTGCTGGTCCCGGACTCCGATGACACCGCCCTGATGCCAGTGCGCGCCTTCGTCGGGCGATTGCGCACGCTCAGCGGCATCAAGCAATCGCAGCCGACAGCCTACGACGCTGCATTCGAAATCAAGGAGCTTCTGTGACCGCGACCGTTACCTTTCTCCCATCGGTCGGCGGCGACAACTCGACCGTCACCGACGACAGCAACGGCACCACCGGATTGGCCAACGGTGGGCACCGGCTGCGGTTTGTGCCGGCGCTGGCGCAGACGGTCGCGGTGGCGTCGAACGTGGTCTCGAACGCGGTGGCGGTGGCGGCGAACACGGCCGCTGCTGCTGCCTCGGCAGCCTCGGCGATCAGCGCGCCCGGCACGCAGGCCACCTCGACCACCTCGCTGACTCCCGGCACCGGCTCGATGTCGCTGACCCTGGCGCAGACCGGCAAGGCGTTCGTGGTCGGCCAGTGGGTAGCCATCTCGGACAGTGCAGCACCGGCGACGAAGTGGCTGGTCGGCGCGATCACGGCGTTCAACTCGGGCACCGGTGCGATGACCGTGAACGTCACCATCGCGGCCGGATCGGGCGCTGGCACCTCGTGGGTGGTGGTCCCGTGCCCACCCATCAAGGCGAGCAACTCGATCGCGGAAACCGTCACGCTGGTCACGCTCACGACTCAGACGGCGGTCGCGGGCAATCACTACGTCCTGACGAACGTGGCCGCCTCGACCCTCACGCTCCCCGCTTCGCCGACAGCCGGCGATGTGGTCATGGTGACCATCGGCAACGGCCTCGTCACCAACGTCGTCGCGAGGAACGCGCAGTCGATCATGGGCCTCGCTGAGGACGTGACCATCAACCTCATCACCACCACCGTCGCGTTCAAGTTCGTCGGCGGCACTCTCGGCTGGAGCATCCTCTAATGAGCAACCTCGCACAGTTTTTCAGCGGCGGCGGCTTTCCTGAACAGCGGGCGTTTTCCGCGTCCGGCTCGTTCACCGCACCGGTCACCGGCCTGTATCTGCTGACGGCGATCGGCGCTGGTGGTGGCGGATGCGTTCACGCGACGACCCCGCGCGGAGGCGGCGCAGGCGGCCTCGCTCAGTCCCTCGTCACCCTGGCCGCGGGGACGGTCATCAGCTTCACCATCGGCGCTGGTGGGTCGTCTGGAACCCCAGGCGCCACAGGAGGAAACACGACCCTGACATGCACCGGCGTCAGCCTCGCGGCGAACGGCGGGCCCGGCGGGGCGACAACCGGGGCCACGGCAGGCGGGACGGCGAGCGGCGGGAACATCGTGAACGTCACCGGGGGCGGCGCAGCAAGCTCGAACTTTTCAGGCGGCGGCGCAGTTGGCGTCTACGGCGTTGGCCGCACGAGCGGCGGAATTGGTGGGGCGGGCGTCGGCGCCGACTCGACCGGGCAGGCAGGGTCATCCGCTCTCGGCGGGAGCCAGTACGCGGGCGCCGGCCCCTACTCGCAGCGCCTACTTAACCCACTTGGGCGTGGCGGCGCAAACACCGTCGACGGCGAATCTGGCGCGGGTGGCGGTGGATCGACGACAGCGACGGCAGGCGGTCGGGGCGGTCTGTTCTCTGGCGGTGGCGGCAACAGCAGCACGGGTTCAGGCGGTGCCGGCGGGCAATTCGGGGGTGGCGGGGGCGCCGCAACCCTGGGTGGCGCAACCGGCGGAAACGGCGGCGTGGTGATCGAATGGCAGGCGAGGTAACCCGATGAAATACGAAATCCTCGACGGCCAGGGCGCCGTCATCAACACGATCGTGGCAGACGCGGCTTTCGTCGAAGCCCACTACCCGGGGCACTCCCGGCTGGTCATCGAAACGCCTGAAGTCGTCGTCGATCCCGCCCAGTGGCTGATCGACGTTGGCCCTTTCTTCGACCGCTTCGGCGCGGCCAAGATGAGCATCCTCGCCAGCGCGAACGCGACGGTGCAGGCCCTGGTGCGCGATCTGCAAATCCGCAAGTGGGTGGATCTGCAACGCGCGGATGTGGCGGCCGGCATCGATGCGCTGATCGCGCTCGGCGTGTCGGGCGTGACGACGACGCTGAAGACCGCCGTGCTCACCGCGCCGGTATCAGTCGCCGAAAACGAAGCACTCAGGAAGGTCTACTTCCCATGAAGCTGATCTTCGCCCGCAGCCATCGCCCCGGCTCGTACCTGATCCGCCTGTTCACATGGTCGCGCTGGTCGCACGTCGGCGTGATCGACGGCGAGACGGTGATCGACACGACATTCAAGACGGGCGTCGCGGTCACTCCGCTGGCGCAGTTCCTGGCCGAGCACAGCGTGACCGAGCAATTCGACGTGGCCGTGCCCGACGAGGTGGCGGCGAACGTCTGGCTGCAAATGCAGATCGGCAAGGGCTACGACTGGACGGCGGTGATCGGGTTCGTGTTCCGGCGCCCGTGGGGCAAGTCGAATCGCTGGTTTTGCTCGGAGCTTGTCGAGTCCGCGCTGATCGCGGGTGGCCGGCGCCGTTTCCGCGAGGACTTGCAGCGGATCACGCCCCGGCACTCGTGGATGGTCTGCGTGTGACCTGACAGCCAAGTGATCGAGCTGCAGCACATCGACGGTCGCGTCATCGCGATCAGGCTGTGCCGGGGCAGCTCGCCCGCTGAAATCAATCCACCGTATCAGGCCAGCGGCCTGGTTGTCTTCACGCCCGGCGATCCGCCCGGGCAGGCCGGGTTCCACCTGCTGACCGGCGATTGGCGGCGCAGTGATCTGCGCGAGCTGCTGAAGACGCTCGTCGATCTCGGCATCACACGACTCGTCGCGACACGTATCGGCAAGCACACGCTGCCGTTCTCAACACCCGGCCCCAACGGCGAGCACATCGTCGACGTGGCCGGGCTCGCTCGCAGGTTCCTGCCGGGTGCAGACGCCTGAACACAACAACAACAGGACCCCACGCATGGATCTGGACCCCCATCGAATCGCAGGCAGCCACTTCGTGACCGGGGCCCTTGGCGCCTTGGTGACTGCCATCAAGTTCACGCCCGGTGCCTCGTGGCCCGAACGATCCTTCAACGTGGTCGCCGGCTCGATGGCCGCCGGCTACGGCACACCGGCACTGGTCGAGTGGCTCGGCATGAGCAGCGCCGGCTACGTCAACGGCGCGGCCTTCGTCGTCGGGTTGCTCGGCATGTCGGCCGTGGCTGCCGTTTTGCAGGCCCTGCGCGATCTGAAGCTCGCCGAGATCATCTCTGGCTGGCTGAGCCGGAGGTGAGCATGGACTCGATGCTGACCTGGGGGACTGCCGCGTTCAACGGCGTCGTGTCACTCGTGCTGATGGCCGCGGTGCTCAGCCCGCGCGTGCACGACGGCGTGGTCGTCAAGGCGGGCCTGATCTCGATGTCGCTGGGCTTCGGCTCGATCGCCCTGCGCACTGCCGACGGACTGTACGCATGGGACGGCATCGGCCTGTCGCGCTCGATGCTGCTCGTCACCGCCGGCGTGGCCGTCGTGATGGTCGGGTACGCGCACCGGGTGTGGCGGCGTGGCCATCCACTGCGCCGGGCTCGCAGCGACTGGGTCGAGCGGCGCAGGGGCGGCGATGGCCGGCCTTGACTGGCTGTTCGGCTGCTACGTCAGCCTGCTGTGCTTCATGAGCACGAAGCCGCCCGCAGATCCTGATGACGGCCGGCTGACCGTGCTGCTGCTCCTGGCGGGCTTCCTCGTGCTGGTGGTCGTGTTCGCAGTGATGGCGGCCTGGCCGCGGAAGGGGGAGTGATGGACTTCGAGCAGGCGTTCACCCATCTGATGGGCTTCGAGGGCGGCTACAGCAACGACCCCAACGACCCCGGCGGCGAGACGAAGTACGGCATCAGCAAGCGCGCGTACCCCGCGGTCAACATCGGCGCACTGACGCTCGATCAGGCCGCGGCGATCTACCGGCGCGACTACTGGGGGCCGGCCGGCTGTGATGCGGTTCCGGACACCCTGCGCATGGATCTGTTCGACATGGCCGTCAACAGCGGAGTCAAGGCCGCTGCTCGCTGCTTGCAACGTGCGGTCGGTGAAGACGAGGACGGTGTGATCGGCCCGCATACCTTGCAGGCCATCCAGTCGATGCCAGCCCCGCGCCTGCTCGCACGGTTCGCCGGTGAACGGCTTGACTTCATGACCGGCCTGCCCGCGTGGTCCAACTTCGGCAAGGGCTGGGCGCGGCGGATCGCTGCGAACCTGCGGCGCGTATGAACCCGTATTTCATGCTCGGCGGCGTGCTGGCGTTCCTGATCGCCACGGGCGGCGCGTACATCCAGGGCAGAGCCGATGGCGGGGACAAGTGCGTTGCCGAACAAGTGCGCGACGAGCAGGTAGCGCAGATCGCGTCGCAGGCTGCCGCCGCTTCGGCCGCCGAGGCAATTTCCAGAATCGAGGTGAAGCATGCAACCGTCCGACAAACGCTCGAGCGCGAGATCGTCGAGAAGCCTGTGTTCCGCGACTGCCGCTCTGGCGCTGACGCTGTGCGGCTGTTCAACAGCACCCTCGATCCCGCCGCAGCCGCAAGCGCCCCTGGTGCGGGTGAGCTGCCCACCCCGGACACCGCTGCTCGATGACAGCTTCGGCGCCTGGGTGCTCAAGGCCACCGAGCTGGCCGCCATGTACGACAAGTGCCGTACGGCATCACTGAAGGACTGACCATGCGCCGAGCCGCTCAATTCATGCTGGCAGTGATCGTGCTGCTTATGCTCACACCGCTGCTGGCGATCGCGCAGCCAACCGGCTATCAGAAACAGTGGTGGTCGAGTCCGGACTACTCGTTCAACGCATCGAGCGCGCAGCGCGCCATCGGGGTGATCGACGCCCAGCTCAAGGGCTACCGGGGCATCGTGTCGCCAGGCCGCGGCTACCTGATCGCGGGCGTGGCCGGCGCGGCGGTGGTCAACATGAACAACGTCGGCGGCACCGCAGTCGGCGGCTATTTCATCGCCGAGGGCACCGGCATCGGTGGCGGTCTGCAAGACGAGGTCACCGGGGTCTATTCCCGCGTCGACAAGAACGGCCGCTTCTGGTCTGCGGCGCTGCATGGTGAGTGCATCCTCGACTCACCCGACAGCGGCGGTCTGTGCCTGGGCCTCAACGTCGAGCTCTACGGCGCCAACCCGAAGACCAAGCTGATCGGGGCCAACATCCAGCCGAAGGGCGAGACGCGCAACGTGATCGGCCTGCAGTTCCAGGATCTGGCACCGGCCGGCAGCTCGAGCTACGAGTACGCGATCAAGATGCCGAACCTGGGCGTGCAGATCGGTGAGGTCGACGGCGACCACTTCTGCATGCGGTTCGACCCGAAGAGTCAGAAGCTGGAATTCTGGCGCCGCTGCGGTCTGCCAGGATCGACCAGGGTGGGCTTCGTGGACATGAACTACGGCGCTCCCGACGTGCCTCTCAACCGCTGACGTTGCGGGAGCATCACTCCCGCATGCGGGACCGATTACGCGGGAGCGGCATTTTGACGCTCCGTAACGCTTTGATTTTGTTGATGTTTTTCTGGCGGAGAGGGCGGGATTCGAACCCGCGGGGGGTTATTAGCCCCGGCCCGGTTTGGCTCCTGTGCTCGCTCTCCTGCGAGTTACTCCCGCATCGGACTTGCGTTTTCATGTGAATCTCCACCTATGAGAAGCCCCCTATGCGGGAGCGATTTACCGCACCGGCTTGAGCTTGTCCCCAGCCCGATAGTGCCGCTGCGTCACGCTCTGTGATGAGTGCTGCAACAGCGTCGAAGCCTCGGACAGCGACCCGGCCAACTGGCTGGCACGCTTGCGCATGTCGCGCAGGTACAGCGCAGCGCACTCGGGGCACTCCTTCGATGCCGCGGCGCGGGCCTTGGTGAACCTGTCGGCCAGCATGCGATGAGTGACCGGCTTGCGCCCCGCGGCCAAAAGGAACAGGTGCTCCGGTGCCTTCATGGCTCGACGGCGGTCGATGATCGGTTGCAGCACGTTCGACACGGACAAATCGAACTCGGCGCGCTTGCCGGTCTTGCTGGCCTGCACGATCAGCTTGCCGTCGCGCACGTCCGACAGACGCAGCCCGATCACGTCCATCACGCGCAGGCCGGTGGCGGTGGCGATGTCGAGCGCATCGCGCAGGGTCTGATCGGCGTGCTTGTGCAGCGCGGCGAATGCCTCGTCCTCGACCTCGACCTGGCGCACCGCGGCCAACCCTTTCCAGGCGTTGCGCTGCATGTCGTCGGCGGGGTAGCGCAGATCCGTCAGCCCCTGCACCCGCGACCATCCCCAAATCACCGACAGCAGCTGCATCTCCTGCCGTGCGCGAGCCTTCGCCGTGCGCTTTCGGACGTACTGCGCCAGCGCGGGCAGCGTTACCTCATCCCATCGGGCACCCTTGAGCGCAGGACGCAGGGCACGCAGGCACTTCGCGTAGCCCTCGCGCGTGCTCGGCTTCAGGCGCTCGGCCAGCAGCCCATCGTCTGCCGTCTCCCATGCCTTGAACGCCTCTTCCAGCGTGCCCGCAATCCGCGGCGCGTCGAGTGCAATTTCAGCCCATCGGCGCAGCGCCTCGGCGTAGTCGGTGCCCAGCGGCACATCGGGCTTGCCGGTGCCGCGCATGTCGAACCAATAGCTCGTCCAAACCTGCCCCGACTTGCCGCGCTTGATGCTGACGCGCAGCTTCGGGTGCTTCGATTGCTTGGGCATGGGTCACCTGACCTGCGACAAGTCTAGGCCGGTCGGGCGCGCGTTGGGAAGCAGGGCATGCGCCATCGCCACGGCCCGGTCAACGACGACTGAGCGACCGAGGAAGGCGAACGGCACCCCCATGCGCGCGAGCACCGCGGCTTGACTTGCGGCGCGGCGCTTGCCGGTGGCGGCGACAAGCTCGGACGCGGAGAGGGCGGGTGCGCTCATCTCGTCACGCTCCATCCGCCACGCGCGGGGGCTTCTCCCCCTCCCCGGCTGGCGCGTTGTGTTTGTCGCGCAAGTGATCTCTGACGGCAGGGTGTCCACCGAAACGCTTCCCACACTTCGGGCACGTCGGCTTCTTGCTCGTTGTGCGCGGCTTGTCTTCAAAGTCCTCGGTCTCCCAATCTCCACCGAACATGCGGCGGGAATCCTCGACCATCTGAATGCGTGCGTATTCACCCATGCGGCTGCTCCTGGCGCAGCGCGGCGTCCACCGCTTCATCGATGTTCGCGCCCTTGCCGATCATGTGATAGCCGCGCCATGTCCAACTGTGCATGCCGTCGATAGAGGCGCTCTGCACAGAAAACCCATGCTTCACATGCCTCCACCGCTCAGCATCAGCCCGCAGCGCCGACAGTTCTGCTGCCTGCTGTTCGATCAGGTCTCGATCATTCATGCAATGCTCCCGTGCGATTCAGTGAATCCGTGCTGCGCGCGGAATGCGGCTACAGCTTTAGCGGCGTCGGATTGCTCGTCAAACATTCCAAGATGGTGCGCATGACCATTAACTCGTGCTTGTGCTGTCCATCTACGGCTTTTCGCGCTCCAATGAACGCCCGCAATCCCCGATGTGTTGTTTCGGCTTCGACAGCGATTCCGCTGGTTGAGTGTTGCCGGGACATCCCGCAAGTTGCAGAGTCGGTTGTCATCACGCAGCCTATTCAAATGATCTATTACGTTGGTGGGCCATACGCCGTACACGTAAAGCCAAATCAGTCGATTTGCTCTGTAACGCTTGCCCAATATGACGATGCGTCGATAGCCTGTGCTTTCCAAATATCCCGCGGCACTGCCAATAGCCCGGCGTGAACTAAGGGCAACGCGCCATGTAAAAGCCCCTGTCTCGGACTCATAAGACAAAAGCTCTCGCAATTTTTCGGCGGTCAACTCTGTGGTGTCGGTCATTGCGCGGCTCCCTTCAATTTGGCGAACAGGGCGGGGTGCATGTAGAACACTCCACCGGCTTGATATACGCATGGCGTTTTGTGCTCGATCCGCCGCACGCGCCAGTTCTTCCGCTTCTTGTCTCGCGGCGACCAGCGGGACACTTTGAACTCGACTCTCACGCTTATAGCCATCGGAGTTTGGACGATGTTCATTCCAGCGAATACATTCATTGCGCGGCTCCTATTGCGGCGGCGGCTGAATACACGGAGCACGGCAGTGTGTGAAGTGCAATCAACTTGCTCCCACATCCAGGGCACCCCCCGTTCGCCGCGAACTTCTCGTTTGCTTCGTCTAACCAGCCGACGAGGTTTTTGGGGATGCTGTCGATCACAATTTCCTCTGCTGCCAGCACGCGGATTCGTTCGAGTCTTGCGAGGTCTGCGCTCACTTCGTCCCCCTTCCGATGCGGGCTTCGATGGCGCGACAGAGCTTCCGCACCCGATCAACGTAGGTGCCAACGATCACATCGTCACGCAACATCCCGAAGAACGTCGGCGCCGGTTCCGACATTTCAAAGTCCTGCATAAACTGCTGCCATTCCGCATCCGTCAGCGGCGCTCGGGGCGTGTACTCGAATAGAGGGATCGTGTAATCCTCGACCAACTCCGGCTGACCGACCCTGATCCAGGCATCTTTCTCGGCGTCCCCCATCGCCTTCATTCGGTCTTTGCGGAACCATGCGTCCGGCTCGGGCTTCTCCACCACTGAGGGCGCGACGGGCTGCTCGGGAGGGGCGCGGCGGTTCCAGGCGGCGATAAAGTCGCGTGCAGCCCAATGCGATTCAAGCGACGCGTTGCTGGTCGGCTCCCACATTTCAAAAGATCGCTCAAGTCGAGCGAGGGCGCGGTTCAGTTCGTCGCTCATGTCTGCGTCTCCTTTGCTGATGGGGCGGCGGCGAGCATTGCGCGATAGTCTTCGGCGGCATCAGATTCAAGTGCCAATAACCCATTGGCAGATGTCACGTTGTAGACAGCCGGCCCTTCGCGGCTCCGGACAGCGGCCATCAACATCTCCGGCGTCGGCTCCACCGGCACCAGCACAAAGCCGGGCGGCACTGCTGGCGCGGAGAGGGCGGCGCACCATGCGTCGAACAACGTCGGGCTCTGTAGCGGGCTGGCTTCTCGTTGAGAAGATAGCCACGCCTCGAAACGCTCGCGCTCGGTCATGCTGCAATCCTTTCTGATACTGGTTTCACCTGGCGCGCAATCGATAGGAGCACATCGCGGAAATCTGGCGGCGTCGTGTTCCTGATTCGCGTCTTGTCCTTGCCTCCGACCATTGCCATCATCCCGATTCGTCGGGCCTTCTCGTAGCCGTGAAGCTCAAGGGCGCGAGGGTGGATGCGCTGCTCCGTCTTTCCCCATCGAAGATTCGGCAGAGGAACCCCAGGGCGCGCAGCAATCAACCAGGTTGGCTTTCCTGCAAGGTGCCCGTATTGGCCCTGGTACACGCAGCAAGTCCACACGCCGAACATGACGGGAATCCATCCACCTGAGCGTGGTGGCTTCGGGATGCTGTGCGCCTCCCATGCGTGCGAGTCGGCAGGATGCTCAAGCACTCCCCCCCACTCAAGCACGGAGGCCAACGCAGCGGCGAAACATCCGCCGTCCGCCCCCTTCTCAAACTGGTGCGGCTTGCGCGTGCTGCCGTGCCAGAACCGGCCCCATCGCTGGCAGGGCGGATGCGCGACAACTGGATGTGGCCCGGCGTACTTCCGTGCATCGCGGGCTTCGTCCCATGGATCGACACTAGGCAGTCCGAAGTACGCGCCGTCTGTCTCGACGTACAGAGCGGCAACGGTGCGCTCGTTCATGGCTTCACCTCGATCATTTGACGCACAAGAGTCAGCGCGCTTGCTTGCAGCCATTCAGTCGTTGGCTTCAAAACGTCCCCGGCTGCGTCCCCGGCTGCGGCCCAGGCTGCGTCCCCGGCTGCGTCCCCGGCTGCGTCCCAGGCTGCGACCCTGGCTGCGGCCCCGGCTGCGACCCTGGCTGCGGCCCCGGCTGCGTCCCCGGCTGCGTCCCCGGCTGCGTCCCAGGCTGCGACCCTGGCTGCGGCCCCGGCTGCGACCCTGGCTGCGGCCCCGGCTGCGTCCCCGGCTGCGTCCCCGGCTGCGTCCCAGGCTGCGACCCTGGCTGCGGCCCCGGCTGCGACCCTGGCTGCGGCCCCGGCTGCGTCCCCGGCTGCGTCCCCGGCTGCGTCCCAGGCTGCGACCCTGGCTGCGGCCCCGGCTGCGACCCTGGCTG